TGGCTGGTGTCGCCCGGCACCAGGCGCAGCAGGCCGGGGGCACTGCCCCCCGCCGTCCTTTCAAACGGCGGCGAGAAGGTTAGAGCCGCCACGTCAGATCAAGCGTCGTACAAGCCGATGGACAGAATGCAGTTCGTCGGCACGCCGGTAGTGAGCTGCAGCGACACGCGGATCTTGTTGGCCATCTGCGGGTTGTTCACCTCCAGAACGACGGCACCCGCAACGGTGTCCGGGTTGTAGGTTGCCATGTGTCAGCCTCAGTCGTTCGAGTTGCTCAGCGGCTCTTGTGAGGGCTTCGCGGCTTGTGAATTCGGCGGGACAGGCGAGGCCTCGATCAGCCTCACCTCGTCTTCCGGGTCCGTGATGTCGTAGGCCGGCGCCAACGCCTTGACTGCCGTCGGCTGCGAGATCAGCCCCGACTGCCGCAGCACGTCCAGCGTCGTGGCCTGGGTCTGCTTGTCGGCGTAGGTCGGGGCGTACCACTGCGGCCACCGCAGGCTCACGTCTTCGGTGTCGCTCAGCTGGCCGATGGCCCGGCCGCGCTTGTCGGTCAGCGGGTACTTCTGCGAGGCGCGGACCAGCATGTTCAGCAGGTCCAGCAGCGCGCCTTCACCGTAGCTGATCCGCAGCCGGTCAGCCAGCCAGATCAGCGCCTGGTTCATCAGCTCCATCGCGCGGCCGCTTTGGGCAGCGCTCAGCTTGTCGGCGTTGCTGCGGTTGCCGCCAGCGCCTTCCAGCGCCAGCTCGCGCAGGCCCTTGACCCACTCCATGACCGCGTTGGCGCTGTCGCCTGTGATCTCGAGCAGCTTGGCGTCGCCTTCCGCACTGGTGATGATCGCGTTGGCTGCGCCCTTCACCAGCGTGCCCTGGGGGCTGAACGCGGGCTCCTTGATGTGCAGCGTCGGGTCGGCCTGGTACTTCAGGCCACGGCCGCCCTGGCTGAGCAGGTAGTCGGCCTCGATCTGCGTGTCGATGGCCTCGACCGGAAAGGTCGGAGCGCCGTCGATGTCGTCGCCGCCCGGCAGGTTGCGCACCCACACCATGGGCACGAAGCCGAGGCCGTGCTGCACCGTGCGGGTGGCGTCCACCACCGGCTCTGGCTGATCCTTCGGGTCTGCTGCCTTCTTCGCCGGCAGGAACCAGGTCTCGGCCTGCGCGTCCCAGGTGCGCTGGAACCAGAAGTCCGAGGACAGGTCGGCGGGCTCGATGGCGTAGCCGGCGGCCGCCAACACGTCGCCCTTGACCTTGTAGCGCTCGGTGACGCTTTCCAGCGTGTCCGGCGCGTCCTTCTGCCAGGCGGGCGTCAGGTACTCCGTGCCCAGCACGCTGAAGAAGGCCCGCTTGCCCAGCACGCGCAGCAGGATCGCCACAGAACCGACGGAGCCACGCGTGGCCGCGTCGATCATGACCTCGTTGAGGCGGCTCTCCTGCATGAGCTTGGTGAGCGCGTCGCGGGTCTTCTCGTCCTTGCAGTCCACGGCCGGGAAATGGCCTTCGCTGAACAGCAGGGACACGGAGTCGTTCACCACGGTGCGACAGATGCGCGTGCGGGCGCTGGGCCGGCGCTTGTCCAGCGGGATGTAGTTCCCCTGCCCGTCCGGGCCCTCTCGCTCCTGGCTGAATGGGTGCTCCAGTAGTTCGTAGAGCGTGCCGTCCAGCACGCGCGTCAGGGCCTGCACCTTGAAGGTCCGAGGCGGATAGTCCTTGTCCTCGGGGTAGGTCGCCTGCAGGGTGCGGAAGTCAGGCATGGCTCAGCGGGTCATGTGCAGGATCTGGGCGCCGCGGGTGGCCACGGGCTTGATCACAGGCCAGCGGGCGTGCAGGAAGTAGCCGCCGGCATCGTTGGTGTGGTCATGGCCTGAGTCCTTGTCTGGTTCGCCGTGCTCGTCATAGGCCTGCTGCTCCAGACCTTCGGTGAAGGTGGGGCAGTTGTCCGTGTTGACCTTCAGGCGGCGCTGGCCCTTGTCGTTGAGGATCAGGGCATTGACGCTGTTGATCCGGTCCTTGACCGGCGGGTTCTGGCTGGGCGCGCGGACCGTGAAGCCAGCCTGCTGCAGGATGGACAGGTCCGAGACGCTGGCGCCCTTGCTGCTCGTGTTTTGGCCGCTGGCGTCCGGGTAGACCGTCACGCCGTGGCCTTGCTTGCGATACCGCTCGTCCAGCATCCGGGCCATGGTCGGCGTGTCGCGCACGTTGACCAGCTCGGCCAGAGCCCGCGGCTCGTTGTCGCGGACCACGAAGACCACCGCGGCCATCTTCAGCACGTTGAAGTCCATGCCGACGTGCAGCTGCTCGCCCGGGTGGATCACCTCGGCCGTGTGGTTCAGCTTGCGGTCGAACTCCGGGTAGACGGCGCCGCTCGTGAGGTTCACGAACTGGCCCTTCAGGTACGCGCTGATCAGCTGCGGCGGGTAGCTGGCGCGCAGGCTGTCGATGTAGTCGGGCGGGAGGTTGGCCTCGTTCTCGTAGGTCGATGCCTGCACCAGGCCGTACAGCGGCCGCTGCTCTGGCTTCGCGGCCACGTCCTTGACGAACTGGTGATAGACGAACTTGAAGCCTTCCGGCGTCGTCGTCACGTCGATCCCGTTGCGCAGGCCGTCCACCTTGTAGCGCATGCGGGCGATGATCTTGCGCCAGGCCAGTGTGGCCTTCTCGCGATTCAGCAGGTCCAGCTCGTCGATCTGCGCGTGGCCGATCTTGAAGCCGACGATTTCGGCCGGGTTGTCCAGGCTGCGGCAAATGATCGTACCGCGATACTGGCGCCCGCTGTACAGGTGCACTTCCTTGTTGCCCTGGTTGATCTTGACCCTCAGGCCCCAGTCCTCGGCCACCTCTTCGATGGTCGGATAGAAGATGTCGCGGATCTGCGGGTAGGTCGGTGCGAAGTACCCGGCGTTGATCCGCGGGTGCTCCCAGACGTGCTTGCAGTGCGCCGCGCAGCCGACGAAGGTCTTCCCTGCTCCGAACCCCGCGACGTAGGCCTTGAACTTGCGCTGGAGCGCGAGGAACTCAGCCTGCGGGTCGTTGAGGGTCGGCATCGTCTGGCCTGACTCGACCGCTCTTGACCTCGATCACCACCTTCACCGGCTGCGGCACATCGCCATCGGCGTCCGAAGGGTCCACAGTGGCCTTCCAGCGCTTCGGATCGCGGTTGTGCAGCCACTTGGTCGCGGCCTGCGTGTCGGGCGGGTAGTGCTTGGTGACCCTGGTCTTGATCACCACGCCGTTGTGCTGGTGCAGGACGACTTCAGGATGGCTGTAGCCGCATGCCCGCTCGTATAGGGAAGCCGCCACGTCGGCGTCGGCCATGGTCCGGCCCTTGCGGATTGCGGTGTCCAGAGCCTTGTGCTTCTTTTGCCAGGTCAGGAGCGTGCGCTTGGTGACGTCAAAGACGCCAGCCATTTCCTCCACAGTCAAGCCCAGCAGAGCCAACTTTCGGGCCTGCTCGACATACTCACGCTTGAAGTCGCTGGGGCGACCGGTTGTCTTGCTCATGGCTTTGCCTCCGGCCCAGGCATCAGCCTAGGGCAGCGCGCAGGCATCAGCCGGCGGGCGTCGCTATGGGGTGGGCGCTTCGGACTCACGCCGGGGCGCAGCGCCCTGCCGTTCGCAGCCTGGCCCCATTGCCGAACGGCCGCTGATCAGGAAAGCCCGGCGCGTTTACCCGCGCGCCGCCGCAAGGGGCTGACGGTTGTTCCGGGGGCTGAAGAGGTGGCCGGCAGGCCTTCGGGTGGCTACTGGAGCCGTGCTGTAGGGCGAGAAGGTGCCGGCCTGAAACGACAAACCCGCCTCGGTGGGCGGGTTCGGTGCGAAGACGGCTCCGCCATCAAGTGCGCGGGGGCCGCTGTTCGCGGATGGGCGCGAGTGTACTCACAATTCCAGCCGCGGCGCCAGCTTGTCCATCGCAGCCGCCCCGGCCAGCGCTATCTCCCGCTCCACCTTGGCCAGGGCAAACCACGCCAGTTCCAGGCGTTCCAGGGCGAACTCCGACGCAAAGGCCACCTTCCCCGGATGCCTCGGGTCGCAGTGCTTGCACCGGTTTCCGCTGAGCGACGTAGTGCCGTCGATCTTCTCGAAGCCCAAGCCGCCGCAGTGCGTGCACGTGCCGTGCCGATACCAAGCCAGCACCCGCTTGCCCATGTCCTCGGCCTGCAGCCGCGTGATGGTGACGTTCGTCCGGTACGCCCTGCCCTCGATGACGACGGCCAGCTCGTGCACGACATCGCGGGCCGCCAGGTCGTCGCCACCCAGCAGCAGTCGACACAGCGCACCGGCCAGCGGGTGCTTTGCGGCCATGAACGCGAAGGCGCCGATGACGTCGATCTTGGCCGCCGTCTTCACCGGGTCAGCGCCATCTGGCATGGATTCCTTGGCTGGTCGCAGATTGCCACGACTGACCCCTGCGGCGTAGCTGTCGGTGATGCTCAAGTCGTGGCCTCCTGTTGCCTGTCGTCCTTCCACCATTGCCACACGCCCTTCAGCAGGGTCGCAGCATCAGCGCCTGGGTGGGCCGCTGCGATGGCCGCGCGCAGTTCTGTCGTGTCGCGCGTCCGCACCGCATCGCTGGCCAGGATCGACCTGCTGAACCCGCGCAGGCTGCAGCCCAGGCACGCGGCGGCATAGTGGCCGCTGTAGCGGTTGCGGCGGGCTTCCGCGCAGGCGGGGCAGCTGCTCACCATCTCGACACCCCAAGGCGCCCGCGCAGCCAGTACACGTAGACCCAGCCGCTGAGTGGCTTCGTGCCAGCGCCGCACACCACGGTCGGCAGCAGAGCCCAGTTGGCCATGCCCCAGTCGCAGATCAGCCGGAACTTCACGCTTCCACCCTGCTCACGCGGTAGGTGACGCCGAACAGCACCAGCTCCGCGCCGACCTTGGCCTCGACCGGCGTCGGCCACTCGGCCTGGCGCTTCGGGTCGAACTCCACGCGGACTGGGGACCAGTTGCCGCGGCCGATTCGTCGCAGGACAAGCATCACCGGTTGCCCCCGAGCACTGCGCGGGCCCAAGCAGATCCGCCATCGGCGTACTGGCCCGGCTTGAGCGCGCCAAACGTCGGCACCACCACATCGGGCTCGAAGCGGCCCTTCGGCGTCTTGGCCACGGTGCGCTTGGCGTTGTCGGGTGTCGTGGCCTCGACATCTTTCGCCAGCACCTGCGGCTGCGCGGTGATGACCACGGCCGGTGCTGGCTTGGGCGCAGCGGGACGCGCAACGGCCCTGGACGCACGCTGCTGCTGCACGCCAGACGCAGCCTGCTCAGCCGTGGCGCCGCGCATCATCCGGCCGTACAGGGTCGCCCTGCTCAGCCCGCAGCGCTCAGCAATATCCGCCACCGTCAACTGCTCGCCCTGGTACGGGTGCCTGACGTTCTTCGCCTTCGTGGTCGCCGAGGCTTTCTCAGCCTGGACAGCACGGGGCCGGGCCTCGCCCAGCTTGGCCGACACGGCATCCTCGACGCTCATCCCGCCATTGCGCAGGCGGTAGTACAGCGTCTGGTACTTCAGCCCGCAGAGCCGTGCCAGTTCGCGGATCGTGTACAGGCCGCCCTGGTACTCGTAGCGGCCCACGTTCTCGCGGCGGTCGTTGACGCCCTGGGCCAGGAGAGCGACCTCAGCGGATAGCTTGCCGGCCACGTCCAGCAGCTGCTGCAGGTCGCGCTGCAGGCGCTCGATCAGGGTCGTGGCAGTGACGGCTGGTGAGTGGCTCATGCGTGCTTCCCCTGCCCGTACTTGGCAATCAAGAGGGCCTCGGCGCGGTTGTGGTCCTTCACCCGCTTCAGGTCGTGCGCGATGGCCGGGAACAGCGTCCGGGCCCGCTCCAGGCTGGCGCCCTTCTCGGTCTTCAGCAGGCCGAAGTGGCGCTTCCAGGTCTGCGGCTGCACGGTGGCGCGCTCCAGCCTGGTGATGTCGAGCACGGCCTCGACGATGCCGCGGCTGCGCATCAGGCTGCCCTGGCTGTGCATGCTGTTGCCGTGCGCGCCAGCGTTGCCCATGGGGCGCGGCCGCACGTCCTCGAACAGGATCAGCGCGGGCTCGCCGATGGGCACGAACTCGCGGATGGTCAGCAGCAGCGCGCGCCCGCAGATCCTGCGGCCCTTGCCGTCCGGCACGGTCGGGATGTCGCGCACCTGGGCGGCGCCCTTGGCGTCCACGGCAGCCAGCGCGCCGGTCAAGCCGATGTCAATGCCGATGGTGATCACGCGGCCTCCGGGTGTTGGGGTGAAGAAAGCGGGCCGCCCGTGCCCAGCGGGCACTGCAGCGGCTTGATCGCGGCCCAGCGCTTTGCCCAGGCCAGGTCGTCGGGCTTCAGGCCGCGGCGCTTGAGCATCGACACAGCGGCAACGCGGAACAGCTCGCGGCGCTCGGCCAGCGCACGCTGCGCGACGGCATCGGGGATCACTTCCAGGCAGTCCAGGTCGGCGGGGTTCATTCAAAGCTCTCCGGTTCACGACGAACGATCGGACCC